TTTTCGAAACGATTCTCGGGTCAAAGAATGTCTATTTTCAGCCGCCCGAATCGGTTAAGCTGAAATACCCTTGCATCATCTATGAGCTGTCAAAGCTGCCTGTACAGCATGCGGATGACAAAGCTTATCTGACAGGGAGAGGATACGACGGCATTCTGATCGACACCAATCCGGATACGGTTCTGCTGGATAAGCTCCGAAGGCTGCCATTTTGCGCGTTTCAAAAGCCATATCCGGCAGATAACCTCAACCATTATCCATTCACCATCTACTACTGATCCGTAGGGGATTGCGCATCCTCTACGGATATTTTTATGTCCTTTTGTAAGGAGGAATAATAGTGAGCAAAATTGTTTTTGACGCTGACGGTCAGCGGTTTTTTGAAGCTGGCGTTCGCAACTGTGTGCTGTACAAGAAAGCCGAGAATAAGTGGACGAACGGCGTTGCCTGGAACGGTATCTCAAACATTACGGAGAGCCCGGATGGCGCAGAAGCCAATGATATTTATGCGGATGACATCAAGTATGCATCCATGCGAAGCGCTGAAACCTATGGCGGTTCGATCGAGGCCTATATGTATCCGCCCGAATTTGAGGAATGCGACGGCGCGTATACTTCGGCGAAGGGTGTCTATATCGGCCAGCAGATTCGCAAGCCGTTCTCCCTCTGTTATCGAACGATGATCGGCAGCGATGAACTGGGCGTAAACGACGACGAATACAAGCTGCATCTGGTGTACAACGCGACGGTTTCCCCGAGTGAGAAGTCGCATGACACAATCAACGATAGCCCGGACGCTGGAACGATGAACTGGGATTTTGATACAACTCCGGTTTCCTGCACGGGTCATAAGCCAACCTCCAAGATTACGATTGATACGACCAAGCTGAGCGAGAAGGGTAAGACCGCACTGGCAACCCTGCTTGAGAAGCTTTATGGCACTGAAAGCACCGAACCGGAGCTGCCGCTTCCGGATGAGATCATGGAGATGTTTAAGGAAGTATAAGGCTTAACGCCACAATTTGAAAGGAGAGACCAATTTTATGTATTGCGAAAAAATGACGTATACCGATTTTGACGGCAACGAGCACGAGGAAGAGCTTCGCTTTAATCTGACGCAGGCAGAACTGCTTGAATGGGAACTGACGACCGAGGGCGGCATGCAGAAGCTGCTTGAAAAGATCGTCGCTGAAAAGGATAAGGTAAAGCTGGCAGAGATGTTCAGAACTATTATCCTAAAGGCGTACGGCGTTAAGAGTGCGGATGGTAAGCGGTTTGTCAAGGTCATTGATGGCCATAGGGTTTCCGAAGATTTCGCCCAAACGCAGGTGTATAGCGATTTTATGATGTCGCTCTTTACCGATCCGCAGAAGCAGATCGATTTCATCAACGCGATTGTGCCGCAGGTTCAGAAGAATGAGGGTTCTCCCGTTCCGCCTGCCATTCTCAAGTAAGGATGACGCGAGATGCTTGAACTGACAATACCCGGAAGGGAATTTTTCAACGAAGCGACGAGCGAGTTCATTTCGGTGAAGCCTACGGTCTTGCAGCTTGAGCACTCGCTCATTTCTCTTTCAAAATGGGAGAGCAAATGGAAGAAACCCTTCATCAGTAAGACGCCCAAAACGTATGAGGAGAGCGTTGATTATATTCGCTGCATGACAATCGGAAAGGTCGATCCTCTCGTTTATCTGGCTATCGATACGAAGATGCTCGAACAGGTAAATGCCTACATCGATGACCCGATGACGGCTACCACATTCGGCCCGGAGAAGCAGACAGGACGGCAATCCAAAAAAACTACGGCTGAAATTTTATATTATCAGATGACGGCGCTGAACATTCCGTTCGAATGCGAAAAGTGGCACCTCAATCGACTGCTTACGTTGATTCATGTCTGCGCAATTAAGAGCCAGCCGCCCAAAAAGATGAGCAAAAAAGAAGCTGCGAAGCGCAATGCATCCATCAATGCGGCGAATAAAAAGCGCTTCGGATCAAGGGGATGATGACGTGGCAACCGTAATCAAAATTCGACATAAGGGCAATTTCGATCATTTGGATAAGTTTCTCAAGGCTATGACCAAGCGGGTCTGGATGAAGAAACTTGCTCAATATGGCGAACAGGGCGTAGAAGCTCTTCGAAATGCGACGCCCAAAGATACGGGAAAGACATCCGAAAGCTGGAGCTACGAGATTCGAGAGGAATCCGGTAACGTCGTTATTTCTTGGAAGAACAGCAACGTCAACAAGAACGTGAACATCGCCGTGATCCTGCAATATGGACACGGAACCAGAAACGGAGGATACGTTAAGGGAATCGATTACATCAATCCTGCGCTGAAACCCGTTTTTGATGAAATCGCGAACAGCGCATGGAAGGAGGTAATCTCGGCTTGAGCAGAGCAATCGACGAACGCGTCGTTGAGATGCAATTTCAAAATGATCAGTTCGAGCGGGGCATTAAACAGAGTACCAAGTCGCTCAAGAATCTCAAGGAAAGTTTGAAACTGGATGACTCCGCAGAGAGCACCCGGAAACTAGGTAAGGCATTTGACGATCTTTCAAGCGTCAGTCTTTCCAGCCTTGATACGGCCTTGCAGACAGCGGGACGAGGATTCAATGCGTTTGAAACGATGGCAACTTCCGCACTGGCTACAGTGACGAGCCAAATCACCTCCTATGCGACGAGCATTGCAAAATCCCTCAGCATCGACCAGATTAGTGAAGGTTTTTCGAAGTATGAATCGATCATAACTTCGACCAAAACCATTATGGCGGCAACCGGCAAGATGGCTGATGAGGTTCAGGAAAAACTCGACAAACTGAACTGGTTTACGGATGAAACCAGTTACAACATGTCGGACATGGCAAACAACATCGGTAAGTTTACATCTGCCGGCATCGATCTTGATGCGAGCGTTGATGCAATGATGGGTATTGCGAACTGGGCAGCCGTTTCTGGTCAAAATGCAACTGCCGCAGCCAGAGCTATGTATAACATTAGCCAGGCGATTGGCGTTGGCAGTATGAAGCTCATGGACTGGCGAAGCATCGAAAATGCCAACATGGCGACGCAGGAGTTCAAGCAGACAGCTATCGATACAGCCGTCGAAATGGGGAAGCTGACTAAGGCTAATAATAAGGTTATGACCAGTGATAAGAAAATGACGGTCACAACCCGGAATTTCAGCGATACCCTCAGCAAGCAATGGTTCACATCCGATGTGTTGATTGCGACGCTGAAGAAATATTCCGATTATACCAATCAGGTCTACGACATGTGCCAGACCGAGGGCATTTTGGCATCCGAGGCCATGGATCGTCTGTCAGAAAGTACAGACGAGTTGGGTAAGAAGTCTTTTGAAGCTGCACAACAATCGAAGACATTTAAAGATTCTTTAGACGCGACGAAGGACGCCGTGAGCAGCCAGTGGATGCATACGTTCCAGTATATTTTTGGTAATATCGACGAGGCTATCGCGCTGTGGACGAAGGTTACAGAAGTCCTTTGGGATGTATTTGCAGCCAGCGGTGAAACTCGTAATGAAATTCTCAAATTTTGGCATGATAACGGCGGACGATCCAGCCTGCTCAGCGCATTTCAGAATCTTTACGACGTTATTTCTGCGATTGCCGATATTGCCGATCAGGCTTTCAAATCGATCATTCCTCCCATGACGGGAGAGCGATTGGTCGAACTGACACAAAGATTTGAAAACTTTACGCTTCAAATCAAGAATGCAATCGGTTTTATTGAGGGCTTCAAAGATACGGTTCAGGAAACGATCGATGCAATAACCGGAGCCGACAGCGGAGTATCGGAAACCAATCTCGTATCAGGGGCAGCAGAGGCGGATGCCGAGGAAGCCAAAAAGATATACGACGCCATGCCCGACTGGATGAAAAAGTGGGCAGATAAAAACAGCGACGTTGCGCTTCCGCTTATTCGAGCATGGAGTAGAAAAAGTAACTTCGACACCTGGGCGGAGTATCAAGCCGCAAAGCTCGGAATTCCGATCGATCTGATTAAGAAGCAATACGACGCGTATAACAAGTTGAATTCTACCGCTCAAGCTCAACTTCAGGAAGGCAAAAAACGCGATTGGGCGGATGGCAAA